GGCCGCAGCAATCCCTACACCAGCACTTCCTGCACAGCCAAAGCGCAAGTTTGCCTTGCCATCAGCTGCTGACTGGATGGCCGCATACCACATCGGTGGCGACACGTTTGCAAAAGTAAATGCAGCCGTAGCCGAATGGCAGTCAGAGAATCAGACCGCTTTGCAAGCAGCAGCCGGCGATGTGGCTACAACTAACACGCCTGGTCTTTTGCCAGTGCCTGTACTTGGACCTCTTGTCCAGAACATCAACTTTGTTCGTCCAGTTGTCAATCGTCTTGGCGCACGTGCGTATCCAGACGGCGGACAATCAAAGACATTCGTTCGTCCAACGATTACAACTCACACAAGTGCAGCTGCACAATCGGCAGAGTTTGACGCAGTATCAGCAACCACCATGGTCATTGCAAGCAACACTGTTAGCAAGACAACCGTTGCCGGTCAGGTCACCCTTTCTCGTCAAGACGTTGACTTCACTTCGCCTGGCGCAATGGATTTGATTCTCAATGACCTCATTGGCGAATTGATGTTGAAGACAGACGACATTGCAGCTGACGCATTGCTTGCAGCAGCAACATCATCAGGCGTGTGGGACCTAACCACAACGGACTTGATGAAGTCAATCTATGACGCAGCAGTTGACGTATCAAACGGCACCAACTTCTTCCCTGACACAATTTTTGTGTCACCAGATGTTTGGGGCCAAATGGGACAACTTGTTGACGGTTCAAACCGTCCAGTGTTTCCATACTTGGGCGCACCTGGCCTTGCAGGACAAAACGCATTGGGTGGCGGAAACGCAACCACATGGACCGGCTCAAACCCACTCGGTTTGGAAATCGTCGTTGACAGCAACTTCGCAGCCAAGACCATGATCATTACAAACGCAAGCAAAGCCTTTGAGTATTACGAAGACATGCGTGGCATTATGTCAGTCGATCAGCCTGCAACGCTTTCGCGCTTGTTCAGCGTTCATGCCTACGTCAGCACATTTGCAGCTGTGTCAAGCATGATCCGCAAGATCACCCAGGCATAACCCGAAGGGCGGACAGCCCATGGCGGTCTATACAGTCACATTCAAGCAACTGCTTGACAACTACGCAGTGCTTACACTGCTGACCGATAGCGATATCGAGGTTGGGCAAAGCATCACGGTGGCATCTGTCGATGCAACTTTCAATGGCACATACACCGTGTATGCCTTGCCCCAATACCTCTACACAGGCACAGACACCGAAGGCAACTTGTTGTTTGACGGTCAAGTGCCTATTGCTAATCAAGTGTTGTTTGCAAAAACTGCATCTGATGTCGATCGCATTGCCACGGCCACAGGAACAGTCACATGGACCGTTTCCTGCACCTGGGCAACTACGGCAATGGTGGAAAGCTATCTTGGCTTGACCCTTACAGGCGCGGACGATGCGACAACGCTCACAAGAGCTACAAATGCCGCGAACGCTTTTGCATATCGTCGCAGATTAGAAGCCGGCTATCTTTCCGATTCGCAAACAACTGTGCCGTCTGGTGACGTTCTATTAGGCACCATCATGATTGCTGCGGCATATTTCAGACAGCGCGGTGCCTATAACGCCATAGCCAGTTTCGATGGCATGGGTGTACCACCAGCCAACGGCGTAACGCCAATGATTATGCAGCTGCTTGGCATCAATCGACCACAGGTTGCCTAATGGCCTACACGGACCTTTTTAATGAAGGCATTGATGATCTGGCAACAAGCCTGGGCGAAATAACTGGCATGCGCGTTGTCACTGATCCACGCAACGTCAACCCGCCATGCGTCTTCATCGACGCCCCCAGCTTTATTGCATACAACGCAAACATTGCAGAACTAGATGTGCCGGTACAAGTCATAACCATCGGTCCTGCCAACCTAGATGCTTTGCGTAACGTACTAGCCAACTGTGCATTGCTACTCAACAAGGGTGTCGCAGTAACAGACGGCCAACCCATTAGCCTTTCCATTGGTGGTCAAGACTTGGCCGCCTACAATCTCACTATCAAAATGAAAGTGCAAACATCATGAGCAAATACACAATTATTAGCGAACTTGTCGGCACACCTGGCGAAGAGTTTGTGCCGTATGAAGGCATCAATGTCGATGCACTTATTGACGGTGGATTTATCAAGTCCGACAACAAAGCCCCAAAATCTGCTAAAACAGAACCAACAGAGGAGAACCAGTAATGGCAACTAGCACATACCTTTCAAACCCAACCGTCACGGTGAACGCAGTCGCATTGACTGGCTTTGCCACAGCGGCCACATTGACCCGCACCAATACGGCCCAGGACACAACAGTTTTCGGAAACACAGCTCGCGTCTATTCAGCCACAATTGAAGACAATGAATTGACCGTCAGCCTTTACATGACTTACGGCGCGTCAGAAACATACGCAACGCTTGCCACACTTGTTGGCACAGCTACGACAGTCATAGTCAAGCCAACGTCATCGGCTACTGGCGCAACCAACCCTGCGTTCACTTTGACGAACACCTACCTTGAATCATTGCCAGTAATCAATGCAACCTTGGGTGAGATCAGTTCTATCGACATCACATTCAAGGGCGGAACCTACACCGCAGCCACCAGTTAGTCTCAACCAAAAAGGAAACCCGACATGAGAATCAAACTAAACGTCGAAACCGTAGATGGTTCATACAGCGTCACCACGACGATGGCATCCATCGTTGCATTTGAACGCAAATACAAAATCGGTGCTGGCCAGTTAGCCGGCGACATCCACATTGAATGGCTTGCGTACCTGGCATACGAATCGGCAAAACGTGCAGGCATCGTCGTGCCAATCGTTTTTGATGATTACCTAGACCAGGTCATCAATATTGAACCCGAAGATGTAGGTCCCGAAAACCCTACGGTCGCGGTACCTACCGCAGAGCCTTAGCCGAATTACTGGTTGCCGTTCATTGGTGGCCACCCGATGTACCATTTGACACTGACGATCTAGAAACGGTCGTCAGGGTATTGAAGGAACAATCAAAGTGAGCATCAGCGCAGGCGTATCAGTGACAGGGACTAAAGAAGTCCTGCTTGCGCTGCGTCAAATAGACCCTGTAATGCGCAAACAATTTGACCGTGACGCAAAGCAAATTGCAGCACCAATTGTCAACGCCGCACAATCTGATTACCCCGACAAATACTTATCTGGCATGTCGCGCAACTGGTCACAACGTGGCCGTCAACTGTTTCCCTATTCGCAAGCAGCGGCGCGTCGTGGCATCAGCGTCAAAGTATCGACAGCCAAAAAAAACCAGTCGGTCATCAAAATCACCCAACGAAACGCAGCTGCATCAATCATCGAAGTTGCTGGATCAGCCAGGCGCAATCCCAAAGGCGACAGGTTCAATGCAAACCTTGCAGCCAAGGCAGGTCAGCCATCACGTGTCATGTGGCCATCGGCTGATCGTCACCTGCCACAAGTGGTTGCAGCAATTGAAGACCTGGTGCGCACCGTGGCCGCCAAAATTAACAGATCGAGAGCGTTGCAGTAATGGCAATCAATATTCCAATTATTTCTGATTTCGACAACAAAGGAATCAAAAAAGCCGAAAAAGCATTTGCTGAAATTGGCAAGGCAGGCACCAAGGTAGGCACATCGCTCAAAAACGCTTTGTTGCCTGTCGGTGTTGCTTTGGGTGGTCTGGCCGTTGCCGGCGCAAATTTTGCGATGGCTGCTGCTGAAGATCAGAAATCGGCTGCGTTGCTTGCACGCCAATTGAAAGTCACCACAAAGGCAACTGATGCCCAGGTGAAAGCCACTGAAGATTTTATTTTGCAAATGTCATTGGCTAACGGTGTGGCCGACGACGAACTTAGGCCGAGTCTGTCGAAGTTGGTCAGGGGCACAAAAGACTTAGGCAAAGCACAGAAATTGCTTGCATTATCGCTCGATATTGCCAAAGGAAGTGGAAAAAGCCTAAGCCAAGTGACCGACAGTATTTCTAAGGCCCTGGGCGGCAACATGGGCGCGTTGGCGCGTCTATCGCCCGAAGTCAAGCAGATGGTCAAACAGCACAAGAGCCTTGATGAGATTTTGCAAGCATTGGGCAAAACCTATGCGGGTAGTGCTACTACCGCAGCTAACACGTTTCAGGGCCGTATGGACCGTCTCAAGGTGGCTATCAATGAAACCAAAGAGTCAATTGGCTACGCACTTTTGCCCATTTTTGAAAAAATGGTCTCATTCATTCAGTCTCGCATTCTGCCTGTCATCCAAAAGTTTGTTGACTCAATCGGCAAACAAGGACTAGCAAAAACACTCAAAGAGACCAGCGGTGAAATATTCAACTGGTACCGCGAAGCAGACGGTGCCACAGGGGCCACACTCGACTTTGCAGCTGCCATTGTCACGCTAGGTGTGGCTTTCAAAGGTCTCGCATTTATTTCA